ACGGTACAACGCTGGTACTTACAGCGGCAGAACGAAAAGACTTAAGACACCGAACAGAACCAAAAAGCCAGGACGACCCGGAAGTAGTACAGAAGAAGAAAGACCAGGACGAATTTAAAAAGCGCCTGGCTGAATTTAGAAGTAAGTGGGGAAGGTACAACAACGAGTGTTAGGACTGAAAATATTTTTATACATAATGGTTGTATTGATGTTGTTAGGAATCATCGGAGCAAGCACTAAATGTAGTAAGAGAATCGCGGGAATGATCGCAGTAGTTTGTATTGCGTTACTTGCCGCGATTGTTGCAAAAGAGAACCAGCCGGAAGTAACAGCAGTAGCGCCGGAAACCGGGAAGATACAGACAGAACAAGACACCTGGGGAACAATTACGGTAACAGACGATACAGGCGTAACGCGAGAGTATCAAGGCTGTATACATATTTCCGGCACTTACCCGTATGAAACAACCGAGTATATGGGGTTGTGCGTGAGTATGGATAGCGCGATCGTAACGGGCGAGTGGTCGCCGGGAATGTATAAACTTTACTATGAAAGTGAAGGTAGATACTGGGAAGCAAAGAACGACGAGAAGGAGAATAAAACCGATGAATAACTATATAACACTGTACGGAGAACCGTTAGAGTATCCGCACCAGGTAAGCGTAGATAAGCAAGGAACAGCGTACTACGGCTTTAGCATTGCAACAGAAAGGGTAAGTGGAATTAAAGATATTACCCAGGTAATTGTAGAAGAAGGTACGCCAGCTTTTGAAAGCCTGGTAGCAATCGACAAAAACAAAGATATTTTACAAATCAAACTTAAGGTTACTGGAAGAATCAGAACACGCAACTTAGAAGGAAAAGAGCATAGCAAGCTGCATATTTCGGTACGCGCCCAGGAGATCACAGACGAAGAGTACACAGGAGATACAAACGGCGTAATTATGACCGGGTATGTGTGCAAAATTGGAGATATGCGGACAACGCCGCGAGGAATCCGTATAACAGATATGGTTTTAGCGTGCTGGCGAGAAGATGAAAGCGGCGTAAGCGACTATATCCCGGCAATCACATGGAACGGAACAGCAGCAAGAGCAGCAGAGAATTTTAAAGTAGGGGATTGTATCGAGGTACAGGGACGTTTACAAAGTAGAGAGTACACAAAAGAGCTGGAACATGAAAAAACAGAAGTAAGAACGTGCTACGAGTTGAGTATTGAAAAATACGAAATGGTAGCAGCAGACTTAACGAAAGAAGCGTAAGCACATACACCCGAAAACGAAGATAGACAAAAAAGAAAAGCCGCTAGGTTATCGGGAAATAACTTAGCGGCTTTGCCGTACAAAACTGTACTTAAACTCACAAAGATAGTATAGCAAATATCCGGCAAAAAAGCAACTGGAAAGCCTTTAAAATCAAGGGATTTTACCAGTTTTAAGGCTTGATAAAAGTATTAACTTTAGGAACAGGAGTTAGGATATATGCCATACATCATAGAGGTAGTACAAGCGGGTAGAACTGTAGAGGTAATGAAGTACTATAGCAGCAGATACGGGAAGAAGGGAATAAAGAGAGGGGAGAGGAAGGCACTTACCAAAGAAGAACAGATTAAAGTGAATAAGAGAGCAGCAGAGAAGAAGTTAAGAAGGCTGATAAATGAGAACTTCCAGGAAGGAGATACACACCTGGTACTAGATTACAGAAAGGAGAGAAGACCCGCCGGAAGAAAACAGATGCGGGAAGATGCAGACGACTTCTTAAGGGAAATGCGAAAGCTGTATAAGCGCCACGGTATTCCGTTCAAGTACATTCATGTAATGGAGATCGGGAAGAAAGGGGCGCTGCATCATCACTTAGTCATAAATACACCCGAAGAGATAAGCCAGCAAGCTATAGTACGGTGCTGGAAGGGAAGAGGAAGGACACACCACAACCCGCTAGACGATACAGGACAGTACGCTAAATTAGCGTCGTATCTGATAAAGCAAAGCGACGGAATGTTAAGAAGCCCGGACGCACTGCAAGGAAAGCGCTGGAATAGTTCACGGAACTTAAGGAAACCGAAGGTATTGAGGAAAGAGCCAGTAAAAGACAAAGGCTGGTATAACCGTATCGCAAGGCTTCCGAAGAAGTTGGAGCAGTCCTATTACCTGGACGGCGACAGCGTACAGGAAGGAATACACGAAAAGACAGGTTATACGTTCTTTACCTACACATTTGTAAAAATCAACCAAACCTGGAAGGAGACAGAACTAGAATGGGAAAAACTTTAGGAATCGACAGAGACTTAGCAAGAAAAATTAAGAGAATGAGCCGCAAGGAATTGGACGGGTACTTAACGAGAGTAACGGACAAAAGTTACAACAATGGTTACGAACAGGGCTTAGCGGAAGGTATCGCACTGACTGGACAAGGTTTAGCAGCGGTACTTAAGGAAGAAACAGATAGAAAGAATATCACAGAAGAAAAGGCGGGCGAGATCAAAAAGGCAGTAGGTACATATATTGCGAAAGTGCCGGAAAAGGCAAGCGAGAAGGCACAGAGAGAAGGGGAAAAAGATGATTAAAGCAATCTATCTTACCGGGCTTGTAGTAGCTGCTGCATTTACGTTACTGTGGCTGCTTATAGATGATATGCGTAGAGAGATAAGAGAAGTAGAGGAAGGGTACTACAGAGAAAAGCTAGAAAGAAAAGATAAAGCAGCGCTTATACTTGCGGAAATCGGAACATCACTAACCGTAGGGTTTATGTGGTGGCTTGCAATCATAATTATTATAGGCGTAGCGATAATGATAATCACGGGAGAAGACATATAAGCATGAATATGACGGAATCAGAAGACCAGGCACAGAGAAACGTATTTGACTGGGCGAGGTGGCAAAAAGGGAAATACCCACAGCTTAAGGCTATGTACCATGCAGCAAACGAAGGAAAGCGAAGCGTAAGAGCCGGAGCAGAACTTAAGCGCCAGGGAATGAAGCCAGGCGTAAGTGATATCTGCTTACCGCATGCTTCGGGAAAATACAACAATCTGTATGTAGAACTGAAAGTAGGAAATAACAAAGCTTCGGACAATCAGCTTAAGTTTATAGATACGATAAATGGAATTGGCGGAAAAGCTGTAATAGCATACGGAAGCGAAGCGGCTATAAGCGTGATAACTGCATACCTGGAAGGGACGATAGACAGCTTAGAAATAGCAAGCGATACATACCCACCGGAAAAAGCAAAGATTACAGAACGGGCGAATAAGAAGAGGTTTATAGGTTTTTGTGGCGCAGATTGTAGAGAATGTAATAACAAAGGCTGCCAGGGAAGGACAATAGACGACGCGTTAAGCCCGGGACTGCTACCAGCAACGTAAAAAACAGTACAAAAGATCAAAGATTGTAACTGCTTATGGTTATATGGCGAAGCAAGGAAATAATATGTCACACACGAAACACGGAAATGAAGCACCAGCGGCGGAGCGGGAAGCTGCCGCCGCAGAAAGGGAAGGTTTACAAATGAAGGCGATTGAATGGTTAAGAGGAAAATTACATATTGAGCCGGACGAAAGAAAGATAGGCAAGAAATATTATGAAAAATGCGATAAGGGTACAGCTACAGAACTGGAAGCGTCTTACTCTACATACATGATATTGAAAGACAGGGGATATGAGCCGGACGATATTTTAATATTACTGGAAGAAGATAACGGGAAGTTTACCGGGAAGAAGCTTACAGTACAGGTATACAGCACAGAAATAGAAGGCTTGTTAGATGGCTACTGTGTCTTAATGGTCGAAAATATGGGCTTAGCAGCGTGGAAAGTGAAATAAAAGAAAGTGAGGTAGAACGAATGAGAACAGTAGCAGTAGTAAATTTAAAGGGCGGAGTTGGAAAGAGTACAACAGCTATTAACATGGCTTTGATTATGAGCCAGGCACACGGAAAAAACGTATTGCTGATAGATAACGATTTCCAGGCAGCAGTTACTAAATTCTTCGGAAAGCACAGTTACGATAAGCCGAGTATGGAAGATGTACTTAGAAATCCGATGCTATCAGCAGAAGAGGTAATTATACCGAGTGGGCGCTGGGGCTTAGATATTATTCCGGCAAATATGAACATGATCGCGGCAGCAGACGACCTTATAACGGATAAAGACAGCGACCAGATAGGGCGAATAAGAAATATCTTAAACCAGGTGGAAGAAGAATACGACTACTGTATTATTGATTGCCACCCGAGCGTAGGGATAGAAGTACTGAACGCACTGGCAGCAGCAGAAGACATTATTATACCGATTAAGGCAGACAAGAACGCTTTAGACGGAATGGAAGAGCTAGACGATATTATACAGGAAATCAGACCGTATAACGAAAAGCTGGAAAGCGTGCGCTGCCTGGTAACGATGTATACGAAAGATATCGACGTAATAAAAGGTGAGGAAGTCTTAAGAAATAGCAAATACGACGTATTTACTACACATATCAGACATAGCAAGAAAGTAACAGCCTGGACGTATGAGAACGGGCAGAGCTTGTTAGAGACTACACCGAGAAGCGCGGCGACAAGAGATTATAAGAACCTGGTATTAGAGTATATGGGAAAGCGGGTGTAGCGTATGGATACTTTAGGAAGTAGAATAGCCGGACTAATGGAACAATACGGATATACACAGAAAGAACTTGCAGCAGAAGTAGGAGTAACAGAAGCAGCTATGTCAAGATACATAAATAATAGCAGAATGCCGAGGGGGACAGTTATAGCAGAAATCGCTTATAAACTGAATACCAGTACAGATTACCTGTTAGGAGTAAGAAGCATAGCGGAAAAGAAAGAAGACGATCTATACGAAGAACTCATAAGCCTGTTAAATGATGCGGTACGGGCGAAATATGTACAAAGGTTTACGAGCGGTTACGAAGTTGGAAAAAATGACGGATATGTACAGGGAAGAGATGCAGGGCTAAAAGCGGGCGGATTTGCTGACGGGTACAAAGCCGGATACGAGCAAAGAAAACGGGAAGGATAGAACATGGGAATATACAGAGAAGTAGAGACAGAAGTAACGTGCGATACGTGTGGAGAACGTATAAAAGCGTGGTGCAGTGCCGGAACAGGAGTAAGCCGCATATGGGCGGCACATTACGCAAGGGCGGAAGGCGCGACGGTTGGGAAGAAAGGCGTAATGTGTAAAGAGTGTCGTATAGCAGAAAGACAGAAGAAGTGTAGCTTAATAAAAAAGCTTGGAGAACCAGGAAGAGAAGCAGACGGTACTTGTAGAGGGTTCGGAACAGAAAACGACGACGAACCAATAGAACAGTGCAAAAGATGTATAGCTTGTGTAGATTTCGACTGGGAAGAAGAAAAAGCAAGGTTTAAATTTTAGGTACAGCAGAAAGGAGATAGAGCAATGGGAAAGATTGGCATAGGCGACAGACTTAACGCAAACAGCAAGAAAAATATTATTTTCGCAAAGGACTATAGAAAGGTACGCTTAGACCCACGTACATTGATTCCGTCAGAGCATAACAAATACAGCCAGGACAATATAGAAGAACTGGCGGACAATATGCTTTTAGTTGGACAGCTACAGGAAATCATAGTAGGGCGCGTAGATGGACAGGACAGAATAATAGTAGGACATAGACGTACAGCGGCAGCAGTTCTTAATATCGAACGCGGGCATGATGAATTTAAGCTTGTGGACTGCAAGATAAAGGAAATGAGCGAAAGCTTATTTATGCTGACACTTCATAGTGCAAATATCTTTAATAGACAGCTTAGCGACTGGGAATTAACAAACGGCGTAGCTGAATTTAAAAAGTACCTGGAACAAGCCAAGGAAGCCGGAGAGTTGGTTATAGAGGGAAAAATGAGAGACTATATAGCGAATGTTACCGGGAAGTCTACAGGTAAAATAAATCAGATCAACAGTATCAATAACAATTTGTGCGAGGAAGGTAAGGAAGCATTTAAGGACGGAAAAATAAACTTTTCTACGGCTTATGAAACGTCTAGGCTGCCGGAAGCAAAACAGCATGAAGTTATTGAAAACGGAGAGCTGTTAAGTAAAGACGTTCGGGAAATGGTAAAAGAAGAACGAGAGAAGAAAGAAGCAGAAAAGAAGCCGGGCGACGATTACGAGCCAGCACACCCGGAAAGCATTACGAGCCTATGCTATTCTTGCTTGTATTACAGTGAGTGCAACGTAAAAACGGGAACTTGTGAAAAGTGCGATAAGTACACGAATAAGGCAGAAGCGGAGAAGACAGAAGAACAAAAGTATGAGGAAGAACAGGCGGTAATAGACCGGGATACAAAAGCGAAGCTACGGCAGCAGTCCGATAATAAGAAAATGGAGACACTACCGAGCGAAGCGGCGGCAGCAGAACCAAAGACACACATTATACGGCTTGCGGCTATGTACTTTGATGATGTGGCAAGCGGCAAGAAAAGCTTTGAACTTCGGAAGAATGACCGGGGATACAAGGAAGGCGACGTATTAGAGCTTATGGAGTTCAAAGACGGACGCAATACAGGAAGAGAGATAAAAGCGGATATTATCTATATGCTGGAAGATTACAGCGGCTTAGAAGAAGGCTGGTGTATCCTGGGAATAAAAGTAAGACCCGAAGAAAAAAAGGAAGCTGACTTACCGGGACAAATGGATATAGAGGAATACTTAGGCAAAGAAGAAAAATAAAGGTGTCAGAATCTGACACGGAAAGGAAATAACAATGTGGTGCGAAAGGTATAAAAGCACAACAACACTTGTAACGGAATGTGAATGTAAAACTTGTTTTATGTGTGAATATTGCGAGCCGGAAGATGGAGAGGAAGAGGACTATGATTACTAAAGGACAAAGAGTAAAAGTGATATGCAGCGAAGCCAGGCTTAAGG